CCAGCCATCGCCTTGGCGATGACCTTGTTCAGCCGGACGGCGGCGAGCCTACTCGTCATCGCTGTCACGCTCCGACCAGTCGCGCCGTTCTCTCACGCGCTCCTCGTATTTCTTGGGGTCGTAGTGATACCCGGCCAGCTCCCGCATGACCTTGCTGACCTCTTTGCGGATAACCTCGGACGCCTCGGCGGGCGTGGACACAGCCGCTACATCGACGGCCAGCCGCCCCGGCAGCGCATTGAGCGCGCCTCGGATTGTGTAGACCAGATCCTCCGTCAGCGCGGCGACGTCCTCCGCGCGGTGCATGGTGCCTTTCAGCTCCTCGGCCTCCAGCTTGGCGATGGTGGCCTTGGATGCCTTCATCGTCGTCTCCGCCACGCGGCGGGTCTTCTCCAGCTTCTTATCCTCTTCGTCCATCGGGCCGTCGGACAGGAACTTAACATACCGCTGGACGGAATCGGCAAGGAGGAAGCGCCCCTTGCTGACCTTTTGCAGCTGACCGTCCTCCGCCATCTGGCGAATGCGCCGTCCTGTGATGCCCAGGACGCAGGCCAGCTCTGTCGTGCTTACCTCCGTTTCCTCGGTAATGACATCAATAGCTTCAGACATGGCGCTCCTCCTTCCTTGCGCAGTCCAGTCGGCTTGACTGTCTGCGTAAATTGTGATATGGTATTGATATCGTAGATTCCATATCGCCTGAGGGCGCAAGACCTGACTGTTGCAGCAGTCGGGTCTTTTTTTATGTCCGAATGCGGGACTCACCAGAATTGCACTGGAGCACACAGGCCGGTACCAGCAGCTCTGTGCGAGACCCTTATCCCGCGCGTGGTCTTATATTACATAGGAGGCCTTTATCTGGACTTCCTCCACATTCCCGCGGAGAAAGACGGATAAAGCGATGGGGGATTGCGGCAGGTATCGCCACAGGTGCCGCGCTTGGCACCAAAAGCAACGCCAAAGCGGAACGGAAATGCCAAAATTTTGCCTTGGTAACTACGCTTTTTTCGGGGTCGGCGAGCCCGCGGCGTGTGGGGCGGGGGTCGTCACAGTACCTTTTGCCGTCGTCGCCTGTTGCAACGCATTTCCCCGCCCTCAGCGCGACGATGCCGAGAGGGGGAGGGAGCAACACAGCCAGACGCAGATACGCCGCTCTCGTGCGATGTATGCGCCTGGCTGTGGTATTGTGTTATAACTTCGTCAGCAATTCCGCATGGCTATACCCCTTAACGCCCTTGGTCATCATGCCGAGGAAGTCATCACGCGAGAAATCAGAGAGCCGGAATACTTCTTCGGGTTTCATTCCGAGCTGTTTGCCGATCTCCTGAACGGACTTGCCCTCGTCCAGCAGCCGCTTTACGATGGCTTTCATCGGCTCAAGCAGATGTGTACCACGAGCACGGTTGTGTGTGACGGTGCCGTAAATATCCTCGGTCGCGTCATCATGCCGCACGATCACCACCGGCACCTTGCCTTTGAGCATGGTGTGCAGCGGCTCCTCTCCGGCCACGGTCCAGCGGTGAAAGCCGTCGATGATGGTGTAGTCGGGACGCACGACGATGGGAAGCGTCCAGCCATTGGTCATGATCGATTGCACCAGCAGTTTCAGATTCTCACGGTTGACCTTGTTGGGGTTGTAGTCATTGGGCTTGAGCTGCTCCCGGTCTACCCATTGCAGGGAGGATAACGGGGCGAACAGATCCGCGTCAGCCATTTGCCTCACCTCCCTTCCGGAAGCGCTTGGCGTAATCAGCGTAGGCGCAGGATATGTCCTGATAGATGGCGCGCAGGGTGCGGAGCTTGGGATCTCCAGCAGTCAGACCGCCGTACATTTTCTTGTAGTCGCGCGGCCGCGCCATTCCGTCCATCTGAATGAACATCTTGCGGTACTGCTTGGCGATCTTGCGCTTATGCTCCGTGTTGAAGAAGTCTCCCGGACGGACGAACAGCATCTCCTTCAGGAGCGCACGGTAGTCCTTGGTGTCCTCGCCCTCCAGCTCCCGGCGCTTCCTTGTGGTGCGGTGGAACATTTCGCTGTCCCAGTACAGCATGGCAAGGTAGGCATTCGGCTCGCGCCGAAGGACGCGCTCCATGAGAGATGGGTCATATTCGCCCAGGTGTACCAGCACGGGTACGGTATCAACGGAGAAGAACTGCGACACGCGCAGCTGATTCCGATTGACGCCGACCTGATACATCTGCAGGTAGACCTCGGGGACTTCGATGCGCTGGTCTCGCAGGTACAGCCAGACGTCCGCCGTCTTCCAGTCGTAGATGGGATAGATGGTGTTCGTGCCGGTGATACCCTTTGCGCCCATATTTAGTGCCGCCATGTATTGGAGCCGCTGAATGGACTCTGCCGCGCGGACGCCGGTGATCATGATGCCGTCCATCGTCACGCGGGGCAGGAAGGATTGATAGTTGTCGATCCTCGGCCGGAGCTGCGGGTGATTGCGGATGGCAAAGGGCGGCGGCTGCCGCACCCAAGCATCGCGCTTGCGTCGATCCCAGCAGACGAAGGTTTCATCGCTGGACAGCTCATTGAGACAGCTGAAATGCTTGACCTCGATGCACCACCATTGAAACTTGGCACCGGCAAGCAGGAACTTCTTCCGCCACGCCTTGGTCGTTGCTTCAATGGAATCGAAGATTGCCTCCTCGTCCACGAAAAGGACGGTCAACTGCGAGGGATTGATCTCTCCAGCCTGGATCAGCTTATAGGTCAGGTCGGCAAGAACGATGCTGTCCTTGCCGCCGGAAAACGAGAGGTATACGGGGACGCCGTTGGAAAATACGTTCTTGATCCGCTGGCGCGCCGCAGTCACAACGTCGATGTCTGAGCTGATGCGCTTTACAGCCATATCCGCTCACCACATTTCGGGCAGAGGATAAACCTCTTAGCGGGCTCGGTGGAAGACGCCGTGCCGCTCTGTACGGGTGCGACTTCCTCAGCCTGCGCCGCAGCAGCTTCTTCTCGGGCGGCGTATTTCTCGCGCGTCTCGGTGATGGCCGCAGCCTGCTCCGGCTCAATGGTGCCGTACTCAAGCAGGGCGTCGCTGGCTTCGTCAGCCTCCATCACCATCGCCCGGAGAAGATCCTCTTCGTAGCCGGGAATGTCCAGGTCATCTTTCAGCTCAAGGATAAAAGCGTCCAGCGCGGCCAGATCGTCAACGCCCAGGTCAAAGACGCGGTTATCGGCCAGCATGAGCTTTTTCTTCTCCGCCTCAGTCAGTCCAGACACGACATAGCAGTCCGCCTCTGTGCGGCCGAGGGACAGCAGCGTTTCATACAAGCCGTTGCCGGCGAGAATAACGCCGTCCTCGTCGACCACGATGGGGCGGATCTGACCGAACATTTCGACAGAGCGTCGGAACTCCTTCAGCTGCTTGTCGGTGTGCATTCGGACATTCCGATCCGGTCGCCGCAGCTCGGTCAGAGGCTTCTTTATGACCTTCATGCCTGCACCCCCTTCAAGAAGGCGCGAGCACTGTCGATCTTTTCAGCCGCCGCAAGGACGATGCCGGGGTCGATATCGTAGACCTCACGCCAGCCGTTCTCGATGCTGCCCGTCCATTGGCGGGCGGGCCACGGGTGAGTGCCGCACAGATATCCGTTCTTCCAGCCGTAGATTGGCGGAAGCGGGAGCTGATGGTAGTGAATATAGGCAAGGATGTGCTCATGCTTCCACGCAGCGAGCGGGCTGAATCGCGTAACACCTTTGCCATCGGTATAGATATTGCTGTTGCGACCGACATAATTGCCGTCCGCACGGCGACGGCCGAGAATGATGATGTCCAGCTCGTGCGCCTTGAAGTATTCACGCTGCGCTCGGTGCTGCACGATAGAAAACCATCGTCCGGCCGCGGCGGAGTCCTTGGGGAAAAGCATCTCTTGATGCTTCACCAGCCAGTCGATATCCTGATGCGTGTTGATGACTTCGCAGCCTGCCGGCTTATGCTCCTCGATCCATGCGGCAAAGGCGGGGTATTCCAGGTCGCACACGCCGATCATACTATCGGTGACGCCGGCCGCTTCACAGAGTTTGCCAAGGACAATACTGTCCTTACCAGCGCTCCATGCGTAGGCAGCACACTTCCCAGCCGTCACGGCCTTGATGTCCGCCACGGTCGCGGCAGTAAGTTCGTCCAGCTCTGCGCGGGAAACGGCTTCTTCGATAGTTGCAACGGCATCCAGCCACGCGCCGTTGTCGATCCTCTGCTTCCTTCCGAGACTCATGCTCTCACCGCCTTTCTCGAGGCGATAACAGCGACAAGGCCGCTGGACAGGACGGTCGTCAGACTGCCTGCCGCTTTCACAGCCGGAATGCCGGCGAGATTGCCGTAGGCGAAGATTGGAAGCCCGATACACAGCGCAGTCAGCACACCGGCAAAAACGCCCTTGCCCGTCAGCTTCTTACCGAGCAGCGTCATGACCGTCGGCAGCAGCGTCGAAGCGCGGAGCGTTCCGTAGAACAGGAACAGGTATGTCACCGTCAGGCCGGGAATGTTGGCGATGGCGATAGCCACGATCAGCAGGCAAAGCATGGTGCGGCGCGAAGTCTGCACCGTGTCCTTCCCAATGCCGAGCCAGTCTGTCGTGAGCGACGCCGCCGCGCAAAGGTTGCTATCCACCGTGGAGAGCAGGCCGGAGATAATCATAAACAGGAACGGGACCAGCACCCATGTCGGAAGCAGCGAGGAAACGAATTCAAAGTTGACCATGCCGGTGTCGCTGGCCGCAAAGCCGGAGCCTGCGGCAAGGAAGCCCACCGTTCCCATGCAGATCGGAACGAGCGCAAACAAAAGCGCACCGGCAAAAAACGATCTGCCGATGCGGTCGCGCCTGATTGCGAAAGCTCGTTGCCAGAAGCACTGATCCCCGAACGGGCCGGAGATCAGACCGACAGCCATCGGCAGACCGTAGCCCAGCAAGACTTCAATGCCCGCGGAGGAGTTGAGCGAGGTATATTCTCCGGAGACAGCACCGAGCCCTGCCCGTACCGTGTCAAAGCCGCCGGTCATGCGAAGGCTCAGAACGACCAGTAGAGCGCCACCTATGAGAATAATGCCCAGCTGGACAACATCGGTGATGATGGAGGCTTTCAGCCCGGAGAAGCGGGAGTAGGAATATGCGATAGCTGCCAGGGCGAGCGTCATGCTCCAGAATGGCAGCCCCGTAATGAGGGCCAGCGTCTTCCCCCCGGCGAGCAGCTGCACTGCCGTTGAAAGAACGGCCAGCGCGCCGAGCTGGAAGGAGTAGACGCCCTTGACCTTGCCGGAGTGATAGCGCTCCGCCATGTAGCCGGTCAAGGTGATGCCCTCCGGGTACTGCGCCCGGATCCTTTTTGCAAAGGGGATAAACAGGATCAGGCACAGCACATTCGGTACCGTAAACCAGAACATCCCCGGGATGCCGCGCGTATAGGCCATCTCCGAGGAAGTGAACAGTGAGGGAGCCCAAATCCAAGTGGCGGCGATGCTCATGGCGGCAATCACCGAGCCGATGCGCCGGTCCGCCACATGGAAGCCCTCTGCGTCGGTCGTCTTTCGGGTGAACATCAGCGTGACGCCGATCATCAGCACCGCATAGACGGCCAGAATGACAATTCCGAACATTTTGGAAATCTCCTTTTATGATGTCACCGCTGCCCTCTGCTGGCGAACATCGGACCCGGCGCATGACCGGCGCGCAAGGAGTAACGCGCAGGCCTCAACCTCCTTCCCAAACGAATGACGGCCACCCCGCGAGGGATGGCCGCCTGGCTTATGTAGGATTTTACGAGTCTAATCCTAATACATGGTGCGGGGAATATCAAGAAACGAGTTGCAACAGCGAAGAACAGCTTTTAACTACCGAGGTAGCGGTAACACACCATCTTTACCGAAT